CTAAGCAATACGCTTCCAGACATTATAAACTTTAGAAGGCTGTACATTATTATGTGCTTTGTCGCCACCCACAGTATTGGTTCTTAAATTAGGTGACGCATTACTTGAACTATCAGTGGCAGGGCTGCCAGTTCCTCCAATAGTTCCACTTACAAATTTGATTTCAAAATCATGTTTGGGTATCTCATCTATTTTTAGCTGGTGATCATATTCACCAAATATATTTCCGTTAGTTTTAGTCCACTCTGGGCTATCCGTTTCACTTGAGTAACCCACGATACTACGACCTTCTGCCTCACGTTCCCACGTGCCATAGCCTTTATGTATTGCAACTTGAGCAGACGTATCGAAATGAGTAGTGGTAACAAAGACATCACCAACTTTAGTATCTTCGTAGATTCGATTCTCCACAGCAAGGATTCGGCTACCTTGTTGTGCAAACTTATCAATATAGTCATCAACCGCATTTTGTAGAGCAGTGTTTTTGGCAAAGGTAGCCGTTAGAATATTTAATAATTGCTTATTATCTAGTTTATCTAACGCACCGCCAAAGCCTTCGATGACATTAGCAACTTCTTCCTGCACAGTATTACACCATGCAGGGGTAAGATAGGTTGCGTCTTGATTGGGTAAATCAGCATTATCATGAAAGCCATTTTTGCCAGCCCCGTTGAGGTTTTGGCGGGCGGTAGCAGAGTCAATACGGTGCATAGGTTATCCTTTAATCTTGTACAATGAGGTCAATGCGTAGTGCAGCTGGTAGATAGTGCCGCTCCAAGCAAGGCAATGAAACAGTGAGCGGCGCTTTAACAGTGACTGTGGCTTTAAACCTTAGTCTTTCAGTGTTAACTGGGTCAGTGCATTTGCCAGTCGATTGCATTGGTTTATATGTCTTAACTTTTAGAATTTGCTGATTATAACGAGCAAATAAGCTCTCTAATCCTTGGCGATTAAGTAGGACATGACCTTCACGCATGACGCGCTCTAGCTCTGCCAAGCGGGTCTGTTCATTGAGTTGGGTATTATCGACCCCACAGCCCAAAGGCAGTCCATACTCACGTTCATACTCTGCTAACAGCTCAAGCGGTATGCGGTTGGTGCTGCCTAAAATCACGTCTGCTTTTGCCAAAATGTCAGCAAAAGGCTTGGCATGAGCCATGATATCTTGGTGCAATAAAGTGTCTATTGCCATATCATAAGCGCCGTGTGGTAGGTGGGCAATTAGAATATCGGCAATCTGTTCTTGGGTTGTTATCATTGCGTCACCTTAATCGTTCCTGCTCTTATCCACCCAACTTGCTCCATACTTACTGTAGGGTCAATGTTTTGGTTAGGATTGAGCACCACATCTGTCACCCCTGTTACGCCCAAAATCAATGCAGATAACACCGACTCACGGTAGCTTTCAGCTGGGGCAAGTGCGGTCAAATATCGCTCAATAATGTTATAGATTTCACCATTGTTAATGTTTACGCCTGTCACTTTGGCAGTCACATCTAAGCTAATAATAGTAGGCTTAAAGGCTTTAATATCTTCAAAAAATACCGCTGCCTGTTGCAAGGCATATTGGGCTTGGGTAAGCAACTCATCACTTGGCAACGTCGCGCCATTAGCCCCCACGGCTGTCACAGCGACATCGACAGAACCCACACCGCGTCTACGTGGATAGATATAGGCATTGGCAACACCTGCCACACCTAGCACTGCTTGGCGTAGGTCTTCGTAGCGTGATAGGCTCTTACCTAATTTCTTTGCTTCCCATAGGCGATTACGCCAGCGTTCTAAGTTTTCGCCGTCACTGCCACCCGATAATGTGGTAATTGATACAGTTGGCATAACACCAGTGATTGCACTCACCCACATCAGACTACCTTGGCGATTGTAGCTTGCGCCCACATTATCCGCCTGAATTTGTAGTGTGACCGCCTTACCTGCGGTTGTGATAGCGCTATTTGTGGTTTTCCAATAGTAGCCTTTAGCATCGGTGAGACGGCTGCCCACAGGTATTTCAACTCCTGTAGTGGTGGCAATGGCTTGGATTTGACCTGTTGCCATACTGCCACCAAGACGCGGTAGACCAATTTGGTCGGCATGGATATAGAGATATGGCTCATCTGCCGTTTGCACAAATAATTGACGTACAATGTAGTTTTGGTGTGCGTATAGCCCTTCGACTATTGCCGCTGTACCATCCGCTCGAATACTGGCATCGCTATCGTCAGGAATAGCAAGTCCTGTTTGATTGAGATACTCATTGAGAATAGTTGCTCGTATTTGGTTGAAAGTGGGTATTGGGTACATTATCCTGCTACCTTGACTGTAAATGTGGTGGTATAAATTTGCCCACTTTGATGTTCAAGTTTTACTAGCAGCTGAATTTTGCCATTAGTAGTTGGTAAGGTTTGGCTCACATCAATATTGGCTAAAAAGTATCTTGGTTTGAGTGGTTCTAGGGCTTGTTTTGCCCATGCTACGGCTTGCAAACGGATTTGCGGTGTATCTTTACTGCGTCTAAGTCGATATAGCTCGCTACCAAAATCTTTATCCGTAAAATAACTACCTTTTTCAGTAGATAGCCTTAGATACGCCGCTTCAACCACGTCTTTGATAGGTGGTGCAGTCAGCCTACTTGCGATATAATCATGGGTGACAGTGTTAATTTTCATGTTAACTCATCGTGTTAGTTGGTGGTGCACCATCACTTGGGTGTGCATGAGTATTGTAGATTTGGCGCATTTCAGCCAATGAGCCTTGTATATCACTGACTTGTCCTGTAGCAGTGACATTGCCATCAATATCAACATTGCCTATCATTTTGATACCATCTTTACCAAGGCGAATTTCATGTCCAAACTGGTCATAGATGACCGTTTCACCTTCACCTGCCTTGACTGCCACAGGGGCATCACCACTGGCGATAATGACCATATTGGTCGCACGTCCACCAATAGGCAACATCACCACTTGTGTATCAACAGGCAAATCACTGGCAAAACCGACTTGCTGCATCAATCTAACGCCATCTAATACCTCATCGGATAAGCCACTAACTTGTAGTGGTTCGCCACGGCGTTTGACAAAGCCATACATGGCTTGGCGCACTTGTTTAAACGCATTCATCATTAAGACTTACTCCGCTTTGATTTGATGGTGGTCTGCTTCTTCGACTTCTTAGGTTTAGCATCTTTAATCAAATGAACATGTTGTACAGGTTGCATCCATTCTTGATATTTTTTAAGACGTAATTCGGTGGTTTTGCCCTCATTGCGAGTGAGCTTGAGCGTGCGACCATAGATAACCCAATCCCCGCTGGCTCTTGGCATGATAGTGCTGATTACTTTTACCCTCCAACCTGTTGCAAATACCTTAGACATCCACCCCCAATGGTTGGTCAAAATTGAGCATTCATAAGCATCAAGCCAACTATCTCTCAAGGCTTTTTGCGCATACTGCATGGCATCGCTTTGGTTTTCAGCACGAGAGTCACTCAAAATTTTGCGACGTTTGATAGTCATTCTGTCATCATTAGCCGCGCCCCTAAAGTTCTTGCCTTTATCATCCTGTCCAATGGCTTCGACAATACTATAAGCATTGGATAAATCCTCACTGTAGCTAAGATTTAAACAGTTATTATGAGCATTGTCTTCATTTAAAATAAAAACAGGCGGCTCTTTCGGTTGTTCAACATCGAATGGATTACCAATACAGATAGCCCCATCCGATGACATCCAAACATATTGCCCAGATGCTTCAGCGGCTTTATTGATAGCATCCCAAACGCTTTCGCCGTCTTCTACGCCCGTTTTGGCTTTTAATGAGTTTTCATTGGTTTTGACGTTCCAAGGCAATGATCCTAAGTCACCTCCTAGGATAAACTGCCCGATAATCTCTTCTAGCGTCATGTTTTGACCCTGTGCGATGGGTGCAGATGTATCCAGCAATTGCCCTGCTAAGTCTCGACCAGATATTACGACAGATATCTGCCCACGGCTTACAGTCTGCTGTATTTTATCGATAACACCCACTAATATGGTCTCACGTGCCTCTTTGTTTTCGATATCAATCTGGCACACCGCACCACTTTTGACGCTATCTGGCAAATTTGCGATAGTTTTATCTAACCATGCAAATGACCAGCCATCGGCAGGTATGCCAATGTCACTATCAATAGTAATATCGTCCCATTGGCGGCATTCGACATCACCGACGGTCAAGATGATATTGCCAAGACGTTGCAATGTTTGGCTACTGTCTGTGCTATCAGTCGTACTTGGCTGATTATCTGACATAAATATTTAACTCAGTACCTGCGGTAATGATGGCAGGGTTGATAATGTTTTTATTGAGTTTAAGTAGCTCATCAGTACGGTTGTGGTCAGCATAGAGACGATGAGCTAAAAGCCTTAAAGTCGTATTACGTTTTACTGTATATTGGATAAGTGGCGGCTTTTTATTGACAGCATCATTGGTAAGCTGCTTGTTTAAGGGCAGCAACCTGCTTACGTGTATCTAATATGATTTTTGGGACATTAATTGTCACGGATGGCTCTGGGTCAATTCGACGAATCAACGTGATAGCGTCATTGATACTTTGACGCACGACATTATTTGCCGTTATTAGCTCTAACGGTGTTAGCACGTTTTGTGCCATGTCTAGCTTGATAAGTTCAAGCACTGTTTGAGATTCTAGTGCCACAGGTAACACAGCACCGACAAAGCGTAGTGGCGCGATATCGGTATCACCAAACATATCACCAATGCTTTTGACTTTATTGATGACTCTGCGCCAGTTTGCCATTGGATCGGCATCTAGCGGTATATCGTGCATGAGTCCAATCGTATCATTGACAATGCCATTTAGCCAATCAGGCGGGTTAAATAAATCATTGACCTGTTGACCATTGACTTGCAATATCTCTCTGGCACGTTTGATTTCTGCACGAATTCTCTCAGGTATTGTTCGCTTTATTTCAACGGCTTCAGACGTGCTCATTTGTTCAAGCTGCTCTTGATAAACTTCAAGCGTCTCCGCTGGTTTATCAAGTATGACAGCCGTTGGTTGTTCTTCTACCGCTGGGATAGGCGTAGGGATAAACAGCTCTTTGTTGTCACTTGCTGATACTGCAATCACAAAATTAATGTCAATCATGCAGCTATCAACAACATCAGCGTCATGCTTGACACTGTGGTCTAGCACTTGGACATCAAGCGACCCGTAAAGTGGGTGTACCAGTTCGCCTTTGCCTTGCATATCCAAGGCGATAATTAGATTATCTCGGTAAATCTCATAATCTACGCCTTCCAGAAACGCAGTTATCGAATAACGACGTGCGTCATTACCCATATCAGTGACAAAGGCACTGTCACTATAAGGTGACTGCATGATAGCTACAGACTTTGAGCGTGTTTCATTCATCGCCGTGCATTCAAACGGTATTTGTCTGAATGTTGCTTCAAAGAGTGTGTCTTTCCACGCCATGATTATCTCAATAAAAAACCTGCCAATGTTGCTAGATTGACAGGTTTTGAGTTTGATAGTTAGGTGGCAAGTTTCCGATATTAATGCCGATAAGGGATAAACACACCTGTACCACGTTTTGGATTGTTTTGTGGATTAGCATTGGTGATAGTGTTAAATGCGGTGGGAATGTTCCTAAGTGGATTGCTAATCTGCTGGATAACAGGTGATGGCATAGTGACATTCAGGTCAATCGCACGAATCGCATTTGTCTGTTGTTGAATTGCGGTGCGAGTTTGGCGTTGCTCTTGAATCATTTGGTCGTATTTCTGGCTATTTTGTTGAGTCTCATTAATCAAGCTATTAAAATGTTGGTCGAGTGCTTCTTTGCTACTTTGCACGCCCATATTAGCTAAAATTGTATGTATCGTGCCACCAATTCGGTCGGATAAAGTAGCATTATTCTCAACCAATGTTTTGTTGATGATAGTACCAATACCATAGCCAACTGCACCAGCACCTGCTACCATACCAGCAGAACCAGCCACGCCGCCAATTGCCGCTCGACCTGCCGTCATCAATCCACCTGCACGACTTGCCACCGTACCAGCGATACCGCCAGCTGCTGCGCCACCGCCAAGCTTACCAAGCAAACTACCTGCCATTGATGCAGCTGCTACTGCGCCCAATGCAACACTGGCACTATAGGCAGCAGTTGCAAGCCCTTCATGCTGTTGCATAAATCCAGCAAGTTGACTATTAAATGTCGTCAATGCCCCATTCACATTGAGATAGGCTTGATAGTTAATATTCATTTGCTCATTTTGACGAGTTTGATAATTTGCCCATTCATCGCCAGAGAATAATTTATGCAATCCGTCAACTGTACCATCAGCACCATTTAAGCCATTTAAAATGCGTTCCTTATCACTGCTGCCGTTACGATAAGCCAATGCGGCTTGCAAAGCTTGGCGATCAACTAAGATATTACCGACTTTGGTACCCTGTAACATATCCGCCATTGCAGCAAATTTCATGGCAGCATCTTGAGGTGTTTTGGCAGATTGGGCATCGGATTTGAGTTTTTGGTACTTGCCATTATTTGCCATTTCACGATCAAGCAACTTCATAAAGGCATCAAGTTTGTTCACGCCTTTGGCGCGTTCACTAAGGGCATAAGTCTCCCAGTCAAACACTTCGGTTTTTTTCTTACCTTTGCCTTTTAGTCTAGTAGCATCCCCTTGTCGAATATCGATATTATCACCGATGGCATCAGCAAACTCTTTGGTACTAAGCTTTGCGAGTAAATTGACCACATTGTTCCCAGCCTCATCAGCCGTACCAGCCCCACGCCTTGCCAACTGATTCATGAGTACGATTTGTTTGAGACCCTCTTCCCCCGCATAACCTGCATTTTTTGCAAGCGGTAACTGACGACTTAACCATTGCGCCATGTCACTATACTCAAAACCACCTAACTCGCCGCCACGCACCGCCATATCTTGTCCACGTTTGATATCTTTAATACCAAACATCTGTAGTTGCATTGCTACGCTTGCTGCATCAGTAGCATTGGCTCCACTAGCAAAGGCGACCTTCGAGGTGTTAGGTAAAATCTGCCCTAATGTGCGAGTATCATACTGTCCACTGGCTAAAAGTGTATTTGCTGCCTCAAGTACTTGCTCTCGTGTCGCACCACCATCTCTTGATGCCTGCATGACAATACGGTCAATCTGTGCTTTATTAGCAAGACGTTGTTGTATTGATAACCCTTGCCCAGCAGTTGCGGTAGCATTGGCACGAGCAATTTGCTCATCATAACTGCGAGCTGGCTTAATTGCCGTATTAGCCACAGCCGCACCAGCAGCAACACCTCCGACAATAGCAGTGCCAGTATTTAAACCATTTCTCGCCATTTGTCCCATTCTTTGGAGCAAGCCAATTGATTGATTTAAATTTTGATTGAGCCTTCCTGCATCGCCAACCGTTCTACGAAGATTGATATTATTAATCGCCTCTTGCATCCGTCTGGCATTAGCCGCATTTTGACGTAATAGATGTACCATTAATTCATTTTGTCGCCTTTGAGCCTGTAGGCTTTGAGTTGTTTGCTGTGTTAGACGGTTGATTTGCTCTTGACTGGTGCGTGCCGTATTGAGTCCACGGGCATACTGACCTTGCGTGGTACTTACTTGTCGCCAACCTTGATTGATTTGCTGTACACCACGGGTTTGTTGCTGTGTCAGCTGTTGTAGTTCACGCCCTGCATTGCCAGTGAGACGGATATTGAGATTGACAGTGTTATTATTGCTCATCTTTCACCTGCTTAGACTTGCGACGTGTAGCGATTAATTTGGTTGTCCCTGTTTCCGATGTTGCTACATCGACTTGAGGCATGGTGGCATTATTTTGGTTGGATTTAGCGTTAGATTTCTGTCTTTCTGTTGCCACAGTAACAAATTCTAACGCTAATGGGATAGGCATATTCCATGCGTCCAAGTACGGTACACCCAGACGCATGAGTGCCAAGACTAGACTGACTCGCTCGCTTGTGCCATCTCTTTTTTTTCGAGATCAAAACGTACATTAGCCAGATGGTCGCCATCGAGCTTGCTTGCTCCTGCTAGCTCATCATAGGTAGGATTGCGACCTAAGTCATCGATGGTGGTCATTTGGGCAAGCTCTAAAAGCCCAATGTATTCGTCTTCTTTGGCGTTGGATAATGCCTTGTAGCTATCAGCCACCGTCAAGGTAGTGACAGTAACATTTTTATGACGCTTGCCATCAATCTCAATGCCGATAGGTAGGGTAGTTTGTTGTGATAATGCCATTATTATTCCTCAATCTTATTCAATGCAAACATTTCAAGGCTACGGGTTGCCTCACCATCGACTTTATAGCTCTCTGACACATCAGTGACACTACAGTCAATATAGGTAGTACGCTTGCCACCATCAATACTCTCTACCACAACACGCGCATCTTCGACGCTTTCCCAGTCAAAATCGTCCATTTCGTCCACAAAGACCTCCAGCGACAAGCCAATAGACTTGATAGTTTTGGTTTTTTTGCGGACACGTCCTTCTTTATTCATTGATGGCACAGGTTTGCGACCTGCCATGATTTTTGGGCTAACACTATTGCAGTCAAACTCACGCCCATTGACGTACAGTACGATAGCGCCTACCAGTTGATTATCGCTCATGGTTTTTCCTTAGTTTATGGGTTAGTAAACATCAAGTGTCGCAGTGACAATATGCATACCACGTACCCAGTCAGCGGGTATACGAGCATTGGCACGCGTCTTGTCATTGAGGTCTTGCACCACAGTCAACTCTTTTTGTCGATTTGTGACATTTTGCAAAATTTCAGCAGTTTCAAGCTTGATACATCGTGACAACATCAGACTGCGTAAATCTTTACGAGTTGCCTCAGTGTTTTTACGCCGCGGGTTTGCCATGACAGCTGTGCGAATATCTTGACGGACATAACGTAGGACTAATGCCCCATTGATATCTAACAGTAAGTCATCAGGCGAGCCGTTGGCATCCACTTGGTAGGTGCTAATCAGGCGTACAATCGCAGGGTCATCTTGTGCGTCCAAGCCAATTACTGCCACGCCCTTGTTGAGCGCTTGCTCAATGCGTGTACGCGTCAAACGCTTATCGGCTGTGACCACAGGCAGATTTGGCAATTTGATGCCATTAAATGGCACGGCAGGGTCTAGCTCTGCTGAGATAGCAGCGGCGATACCAGCGGCAATCTCTGGTTCAAAGCCTGTCGCACCGTGATAGCAGACAGTTACCACACGATATGAGGCTTTAACTTTGGCAAATTGTGCAAACGTCGTCGCTTGGTCGATGTCGCTAAATGGTACGATTAAAATAGCATCGTGCTGTTCAGTCGCCGAGCTGACAAAGTCAAGATGCTCAACCCATGCGTTAGCAGTCGCTTCATCGGTGATGGGGTAGGACAGAGCGATGATGCTGTGTCCAAGTGGGGCTAGGGCGGTTGCGATAATTGGGGTCATGCTTGCTCCTTAAACATTAATAAAACAGGTAAAATCTTTAACACTACTAATAAAACCACTTAAATCACACTGTCCAACTTCTAAATTTTCACTTTGCAGAATAGTGAGCTTGGCTTGGGCAGTGTTTGGCTTACCCCCAGTACCACTATTTGTCAATGTCGCATCATTTGTCTGAGTGTCAATATAGAAATTTAGCCTATCTTTTAGCAAAGGTTGATTCGTATTAAGATCTGATAATAAGCGCATGATAACTGCGTTGCTTGATGATGGGTCTAATGTTGCCATCTCAATCGCATCTCTAAACACCTGACCGTCTATGCTGTATGTCAATATGCCATATTTATGAGTAGCGTTGTGACTTACCATATTGCTATCAATATAGTAAAAATACACAGGTTGCTCATTAACCCAACTGTACGTCTGACTAGACCCCCCACCTATAACGATAGATTTCATTGGCGTTAAACAACCATAAATCACTGGGTGATAGTTAATTGATTGCAAATCATCAGTAAAGTCATATAAACCATGGATAAAACTCGTGTTATTAGGCTCATTACCGCCTGTGCTAGGCGGTAAAAATCCTGTTTTGTCTGTAGTTCCACGCATCATAAAATGATAGCTTGAGTTTGGATTTAAATTCTCAAAAGTAAAAACACGCATCGGTGGGTAAACGATAGAGTTTGAATCATCAACTGTTTCAGGTGCGGGCACATCAAAGATAGCTACACTTATGTTATAACCCTTACTTGTAAACGCCTGATTGATATAGTCTGCTGTTACTGTATGCACGTTAAATAGTGGTACAGTTGCATTTTTAGTATCTGATAACACAGAGCCATCTTGCATGACCGCACCGATAAGAATTTCAGCGTCTATACATGTGGGGTCAACAGCAATAGATACAAAACTTGATGCAATATCACAAGTTATTGGACTGGGTAATCCCCAGTTTATACCCCCATTTGGGGTGACTGCTTTCCCAACCCTTCAACATTGACCCCCTGCGAGATTTGCACCATTGCATCCATCATACGACCTGCAACACTACCCACACCAAACTTGCTATCTGCGGTAGTCTTATCGTAGATAGCCGTTGGCAACCCATTCTCGACACTTTGCACATCATCAGTGACAATCACAATTTTATGATTTTGACCTGCCAATCCAGTGCGCTGCGTGTTGGTATTAATCTCAGTATAAGTACCTGGGGTGCGGACTTTTCCAATGCTCATCACATTATCCTTCTAAGTTAAGTTGTTGATATCACGGGCTATCGCTTGATAGCCGTGTGCTTCATCCAAGATATAATCTATCGCCACCACATCTAGCCACGGCTCATCTGTATCATCTGCCGCGCTCGATGTCGTTGCCGTCACAATCCAGTCATACGCTAGGACGCTGACGGTTTCGTTTTGGGTGCGAGTATTAAATAGGGTAGTGATTGATCCATCATCTAGCGGTTCAATTGGTAGCCCCAGTCGACTACGCTCTAACGCTTGCTCTACATCGCTAATAAGCTGATAACTACCCACAGATAGCATTTTGCCAGTTTTATCAAATGCCCCTTGCCGCGCCGTCTCCTCCACCCGTTGTGAGCTTGCACCCACAAGCACAGTAAATACATACTCACGAGCCTTGCGGCGGTTGGTGATTTTGACTGGGGGTTTGGCTTGCTTGAATGTCACCCAAATAGCAGGGAACTGACTGACGACTTGGGCAAACTCATCAGGATTTTGCATATCAAAGTCGCCACCATAGGATTTAATCTGACGCACGTTATGACCGTGTACGTCATAATAAGCCTTAATCGTGTCCTTGATACCTTGCTCAATCGCTGTGAGAATAGGCGTAGCCATTACCAACCCCCATTACCAAAAACCGTGGGGCGACCATTGGTCATCTGTGCCAAGTTAGTCGCTGCTACAGCATTGGTTGCAGTGGTGCTTGCCCCAATACCGATTTTGCCATCATTGACCTGTTTTAGGTTGCCAACCGCCAGTTGATAGCGTTTTTCGTCACGCTCACTGACACGACTCGCCCCTAGCACCACATGATAGCGAGCGATGTCGCACGCCATCATCTGCACAAAAGGTGATTGCAAAACCGTCGGTACGCTCATTTGCTTAGCAAGATACGCATCTACTTCCGCATTGGCACTGTCAATTGCTGCTTGCAGTTTGATTTCATTGATTTGTCCCGTGTAGGGTGGTTCGTTGTCCGTGATTTCGGTCAAGTCTTGCACCCCAAAACGGGTAATCATGGCAGCGATGGTGGCGTAGGTAGTGGTCATGGGCTACTCGTTACGCTGTGCCTGTTGATTTATAAGCCAACTGCCAGAATGAGTAGCCAGCACCATAACGCGCTTCGATACCAAATTTATAGACACCACGGCTGAATACATCTGGGCTATTGATATCGGTCTGCTGCACAAACACTAGCTTTTTACGCTCTTGGATGATAAGTGGTTTGACAGGCATATGCTGGTCAAGTAAGTACCAAGCTTTGTCATCCTCAAGGTCATCTAACACGACTAGTTCAGCCGTACCTTTGTAGATGTTGATGCTGTTATCATCAAACTTGTCCGCAGTGAGCAGCGTTTTAGCCACGTCTTCTTGAGCAGGGGGCACGACAAGCACAGTTGGGCGTACTTTTAAGCCACGACCATCTTCATCTTTTAGGCTACGCATGGCGGTACGGGCTTTACCATAGCTAGCTTCCGCTGCCGCACGACTGGCAACAGATAATTTAGCTGTACCGAGGTTACTGGCTTTGCCAACTTTACCGTTGACAGTCACAGGGTGATCAGAACTAAAGAAAGGCTTACCGTCATAGCACAGGTTGGTATCACCATCGTTGAGTAGGGCAGCGACCATTTCATCAGGGAGCTGTGCACCTGACCAAGTGGCTTGTTGCACCATGTTTGAGTATTGCCCGATATTGTCATCTTCGATGTCATCACGCAGTACTTCAACGGTGGATTCATACGATTTGTTGGGGATGGTATAGCCTTGGGCTTCGAGTTTATGGATGACTTTGTCACCAATCCACTCACGCATTTTGGGAAATTTACCCAGCCATGCATAAGTGTTTTGGGCAGAGCCAGATGATACCTTCATCGCCAGTTTTTGCCATTGGGTTTCGGTTTCTTTGAATGCCGTGTTAAAGGTCATGTTAAGACCAGCGGCAATGGCTTGTAGATTTTCACGAGTTAGTTGCATATTTTTCACTCTTCATGGTTGATATATAAAATTTTAATCCAGTATTTTTATATCCAGTAATTCTGTCATAAAGCCGACAAGGTATTTGTTGGTACACCGCCCACTTCTACCCAAACATGTGTGCCACCATCCAGCCCCATCATCGTACCTGCGATGAGTTTATCTTGCGTGGCTTTACCAACTGTACCATCACCTGTGATAGCTACAGGCTTACCGATATCCGCTTGAGTCAGCGGAGCAGCGGCATCATTGGCGAACATAAAGTGACGATTGCGGGTTACAGCAATATATACTGCGCCATCTGCGCCTTGAGTGTTATCCACATCATGCTCAGCACGACCAAAAAACAGTTTGGCAGTCGCATCATGGGCAGGGACAGCAAAGCCCGCATCATTGGTAGCCACCATTTGACTTTCAGTGATAGCGACAGCAGCAGCCACCAACATGGGGATGCGAATACCGTCACGGTAAGGGGTCTGTTTCATGATTTTTCCTTAAAAAGTTATGAGAGGGGATGACGGTTTACGCCATTGAACTTGCTAGGTCTTTGGCATCAACACCCAATTGTGCCGCTACCAGTTTGACATCAGCAGTCAAGGCAACCGTTGTGGGGGCAGTTGAGACTGGTTTACCTGCGGTTTGACTTTGAGTGAGTGCAGCGATTTTTGGTTGGCGGCTTAAATAGTCTTTAAAACCTTGTAGGTCTTTTTGGGCATACAGCATTGCCCACGACTCTTGAGCAGGGAGTAATTGACCATTAGATAACGCTTCAGCCACTAGCTCTTCGGCAGGGTCTTTTTGATTACCTTGCAATTCTGCGATTTTTTCATTGAGAGCGGTGACGACTTCAATGGGTACATACTTGGCTGGGTCAGGCTCTTTTTGTTCCAACGTAGCAGGGATAGGCTCACCCACTTTGGCAATTTCAGCTGATAGACTTGCCAATAGTTTGCCGTCATCAAGCATCAAGCCTTTTGCTGTTGCTTTGCCTTTGATGTCTGCAAAGTTTTGATTGAGCGCGGCAATCGCTTGCTCTTCGGTTGTGGTCTCAGCCAAGCCAAGACTGGCTAAAATTAAAGCTAACAATGGATTCATGCTGTTTTCCTGTTGTTGAGGTTTGGTTTGTGGAATGGTGATAGCTGCGGTCAGGAGTGCAGGCTTTAATTCATCAAGGATAGATAATGCAGGGTCATTGGTAATCGCCACACTATGTAGTCCTAGCACTACGCCAGCTTTGTTGTACAAAACCACAGGCGACTTAAAGCGGTATTCGCCATTGTCGATGTAGTCTTTGGCTTTAGCAGTGAACTCATAGTTATTGCTACACAAGCCCACACCATCGACATACAAAAAACTACCAGCCTTTAGCCAACCTGCCGCAGGTGCAGGCTGACCATTTTCTTTTGACAAGATAGTTTGGTGTTCATAATCAATCACCAAATCTTTGGCAGATTGATTAAGCGATGCCGCCAATGCCATGCCATTATCTTTCTTCATAATCCAAGCAGGCGCGTCAAATGGTCTGCCGTCTTTGGCTTTGACCGCATCACCTTCAGGGAAAATCAAAAAATGATTGGCTGGTACACCTGTTTGGCTTAGGGTAAGGGATAAGGCGGATAGTTTCATCTTTATTTACTTTTAACCTTTGCTTTGGTTTTGATATTTTTACGAGCGTTATGGGCGATTTGCGTGTAGTGCAAAGGCTGCTTAATCCAATCAAACATAAACCATCCTTACAAGTTAGGTGAAAAGATAGGTTCATCATGACAATAACCAGCACTGAAAATTAGGTGGCAAGTTTCCGAGTTTTAAAAAGTATTCGATAAAATCCGATGAATGGTTATTGCATTATATATTCATGTATATATAATTATATTCATGTATATAAACACTACCAACGAGGCACTTATGTGTGAATGTGACCTAATTAACTATCACGATAACCAATCAAAGTCATTAACACAGGCAGATACAATGAAGCCAAGATTTTTACAAGGCACTGGGCGCCCACGTGCTATGATTAACCCACCAAGCCAACCAATGACAGGAGGTAAGTATGCCGATAACCGAGGCGCAACATCGTGCGACAGGCAACTATCGCAAGAAGACAATAAAAAAGGAGGTGGTGATCAACCCAGATACCCACCCAAAGGAAGCAGACTTCGTCGAAAACAAAAAATTCGATGGGTCGTTTAATGCACTTATGATAAAATTAATCGGTCAGCATATCGACCAATTAGACAATGACAACTCATTAAAAAAATAACTAAAAACCTATTTCACTGTATAACGCCTTTTTAGGCGTTTTTTTACATCTGCGGTACAAAGACATAACCGCGCTATTAGAATAAAATCTAACGTATGCCTAACGGGGTTTAAATGGATATTTGATAGCGTTAGCCAAAGCTACCTGCCAAATAACCATTGACCACCTCACGCACTGCCAAAAATCCGTCATAGCTGATATCACCATTTTTATCTATTGGGATAAAAGGACGCGCAGGGATATTCCCCCACGGTATGGGGGATTTAGCAGTATGCCCATATTGACCCATCTTAGCCCCAAATTGATGGGTTGGGGCATACACAAGGTTTGTTCCTATGGTTGCAGTATCATTGCTATGAGTAGCTTTGATACTGCGTTTGAGTTCGCCACTATCTTGTAATATCGCACCTGCACCGCCACGACGTCTAGCAATGGTTAAAGGCGACAACCCAGCCCATGCAGGACGCCCCCCAAGCTGGAAATTCATCATGGTTTCAGATAGTAGCGCACGGCTAATGTCTTCCATCAGTGGGGCAGTATGGGTCAGGTGATTGGCGGCATTGTGTAATACTCGCTCAAGTTCGCTGGTGTCAAGATTGATGGTCATATCATGCCTTGATTTTGTTAATAATAAGCCATACAATGCAACTATGGCATTGTGTACTCAATAGGAAGGAGCTCGGTTAAGCTTGTCTTATCCGTGTAATGTGCGGTTCGAGTCCCACCCAATGCCACCTAATTTGTCGTCATTAACGCGTAATGACTGCCATTTTCGATATTCTCTATCGTATCTACCGTGATTGTCCGTATCACATTGCCTGTAAATTTCTGTTTTTCATTAAAGACATTGTGACCTTTGATGTTTTCATTCAAGCGCATGACTAACCGATATTTTGAGTTTGGCACATCAAAGATGAACACAGGATAATTTTTTTTGTTATCCCAATACAGGGCATATTTGCCTGTCAAATTCTCGACAATATTTTCTACCCAGCCTTGGCTATGGGTTTTATGCTCACGAGCCAGATGATGCAGACTAATACGGTCATGCAAGGTAATTACCGCTGTTTGTAGTTCAAAGTTTTTTTCATTTGCCAAAGCCTCAATGAATACACTGGGAATCACCCCTACATGGCGAAACTCACCTTTGGCATATTTGGCATCAACGCCTTGCACCCATGTTTTTACTTCTTGATTAACTTGAGTTTTTATACTTGGCTGTGTCAGCGCTTGGCTCACCACACGACTGGCAAATTTTGGCTCTGCCAATATTGCCTTATCAAATAGCGTCTGCATGGGCAGTATCTTTGGTGCGTGATTAAAGCCCACATCTGTTTTAAACACCGCCCCATTATCCAGCTCAAACAGCGTCCGCTGGGCTTCCTTGCCATTGGGTAGTTCTACCACTTGGGTAGATAGCTTGCCCTCACTTTTGCTCACTTTGTAGCCGTAGCGGTCAATCTGTCCCTGTGTCAGCTCCACGATAGTACAGCGACAGTTATAGCCGTTTGGTGGGCTGATAGATGACCATGCAGGGTCAGATTTTTCCATGACCTTGCCATGCAAGGCTTTATGCGTAGGACGAGTGCGGTTATCCATGATGGCGGAATACATCACATAGCCAAACGGATCATCGTCACGGTCATTAAAGATAACTTGTTGTCGCCCTGCCTCATACGCCGCTGCCACGTTGGTGCGATAGATGGTTTCTAGCCGATGCTGTCCACCTGTGACGACTTTTTTGGCATTGCCTTGAGCATCCACATTGATTTGTCCATCGTACCAGCCAGATTTTGCCAGTACTTTATCAATATCCTTTGCCCACGCCTTATAGCCCTTACCCTCTTGCATGGCATCAATGATGCTACGCTGTACGGTGGTTGCCAAATCCACATCCACCATCTTAGCTACGACAAAGGCGCGGTCATGGGCATTGTCCAGCAAATCAGTATATGCCCAGCTGGCTTTTGGGAATTTTTGCTCAAGGTAGCGGATAGCATCTTGTGGCGGTGATTTAAAATCAAATCCAGTTTTAGCCATTGCTACCTCTAGCAGTCAATTGGTCATCTATGCCCATTGCGGTGCTGATAGCAATCATCTGGGTAAGCGATGCTAACAGCTCTGGATTATCTGGCACATTGTCAGATAGATACCCCAAGGCTTCTTCAAAACTATCAAAGCCTTGCAGTTTTTCGACCATATCAGCCGTTAGACGCTGCCCAATTTGCCCCAGCATATCGTTAGAGAGCAAAGCGTCAAGCCCATTTTCTAACGCCATACGTTGGCTTTCTGCGGTAGTTTCGGCAGGGATAGCCGTATCAGTCGCTTGATTGAGCATGGCAATCGCTGGCAGTTGAGCGGTGAGTGGTGCTTGCGTAGTTGGGTTTGTGGTTTGCACCATTGACAACACAGGCTCATCACCGCTGACCATTGGAATACCAAGGCGTTTATGCGCCCAAGGGGCAGGTATTTGCATACCAATACCGACCAGTTTTGGCAGGGCTTCAGAATACACCCCAATATCTTCCGTTTCTGCCAAGTCAAAGACAAACTTCGGATAGCGACGTGGCGATACATTCGGGTAGTTAATCCGCATCAATGCCCCAATCACGTCACGACTGATACTACTAGCAAGCTGTTTGGCATCACTGTCACGGATTTCTAAGCGTGTTTCGTCATGTACTTTGCCAAGGGCATTAGTTGATGACTTGCCATCGGCTTGACTGGTCAGCGTACCACCTAAGATGGCTTTAGACTGCGACATCTCACACCACTTAATCATATCCATAAATGGGTCACTGCTACCCTTAGCAGCCTCTTTAAAATCAATCATCATGCCTTGTGGAATTATCCCTGCTGCACGGTGTCCGATTTCCATCACTGCCCTGAGTAAGGTCAATTTCTCCCCATCCGTTGCCCCAGCAGGATAAGTACCCAAGCGTAGCGGCAGCCCATAAATCTCAAGAAATTCTGCCAAATCACGCACACTGTAGTTTTTAAACACATACGACCATACCAACGCTCGGTGTAGTCCACCACGCACCAAGTAGCCCGATTTGGCTTTGTGGGTATGCACCAGCCACGCATTTTCCCAGAGCGGCTCATCATCACCTAAGCCATTACCCGCCAAGAGCAGCTCACGTTGATTAAATGGGTCAATGATAAACCGCTGCGGCACGTGCCACTGCATGTCATTAATTAGCCATACGTTACCTTCACGCACCCAGTGTAGCTCATGACAGCTAAACCCTTTACCGATGGCATCTAGGCTATCCGTGATAATGTCTTCAAAGTTTTCGATAATACCCATTAACTCACTGATAACTTCGGTATATTTTTGCTCATTGGCATCGGCATTTTTGGGGGCTTTGATTGACCAGTCCAGCTTGGCAACTGTGCGTTTACGCTTGCTCATCTCAGCGAGCAGGTGCAAGTCACGCTCTTCCATGTCTTCAAATAGGGCAAGCATGGCATTCATGTTTCCCGCTTCAGCTTGAGTGAGTAGGGCATGGACTTTAAGCGGGGTGAGTCCGATGGCAGGGTGTTCAAACTCTGCACCGTATGCGGTCATGCTGCGGTTTTCGGTTTGGCTTTGGGTGAGTTGGTCTTTGTTAAAGAGTTTGGGGATGTTTTTTAGAGCAGCAATGGCGTTAAGGGGTTGGTTGTACCATGACATAGGGTAGTCCTCAAGATTTTAGCCTTGAGTGTATTTGTTTGTCATTAATTCAGTAATGTGGCATTATTCCGATTTATGCCGTTAGAATTCTGAGGGATATATGTTAGTTATTCTATTTTTAATATGGATTGTTGCTCTAGCTATTGGTATTTTGTTGGCTAATTTATTCAAAGCCAAGCAGTCACTTGTAATTGGCTTCATGTTAAGCATTTTATTTACCCTTGCCACTTTGTTGTTTTTCCCTAAAATTTTATTATTTGGTAAAGATGAACCATTACCACCAGTTACAAAACAAATATCCCCAATGCCTTCAGAACCTAACAAAAAATATTCACTCAATATGATTACCGCCATGCAAAAGGATGCTGAAAAAGTAAATCGCTACTCTAATAAATTTAGGGTAGAGGCAGAAAGAGCATTCGAAAATCATGATTTTGAAGGCATTAGTGACATTGATAGACAAATTGAACAATTCAAAAAATCCGTAGAAACGGGACGTGGTGAAAATGCTAAAGCATTCAAGATTTGTGATGATAATATTTTTGTTGATTTACCAAACTATACATTTGTAATGAGTGAGTTATCAACAGGAGCTAAAGACACTGAAAATGACTTTCAATTAACCAAAACCGATTACGAAAAGAGTTTTGAAGCCTGTAAAGATGTAGTCTATCGCATGACAGCAGAGCAGATTTACCAGAATCAATGATCAACAAAACCCCTGCATACCACCCATATGCCAATCATCAAACATATCTTTTAGTTTGCCAGATAACTCACTTGCGGTAGGTACGGGCGTCCATGCCATCGTTGCCATCGGCATGGTACTGGCATAATCGCATAGCAAATGCGCGATGCCTGAGTCACCATGCCTTTTGTTACTGCCATCTTCCGACTTGGTACGCTGCTCAGGGATTTTTGCCACCCCTTTGACCTTACGAAACAGCAAGTGATCATCACGGATGTCTTTGTTGGCTGGCATATTTTCAATCATGCCATCTTCAAGACTGGCTTTAAAGTGTGGTGTATGCTCTCGATACCACCCTTCAGACAACATCACCGCCTCGACACGCTCACCCCACTTGATTTGCATCTGCTCCGCCAGATAACCACCGTTACCTGTGGCATCATGTGCGCCTTTGGCAAAACGTGGCAAACAGTCTGTTACATGGGAAAGGATTTGCTTTTGCTGATTATACGGAACTTTAATCATCTCCAGCACAAACGGACAGTAACGCTTTAGGTTCAGCCGTTGACCTTGTACCCACATCGATGACGCATCGCGCTTACGGGCAAAGTCTAGCCCATAAAAATGCGTATCTTGCGGTTGCAAGCCCACTAGCAGCGGCTCAACCGTTGCTTTTAGCCAAGTCTCTACTTCTGTAGTGCGTGCTTCTTCTGTCCACGTATCAAAGCCTTTGGGTGCAGTAAAGGTCACAACTTGCGACTGCTCATCCGCCAATTTTTCAAGTAGGGCGGTGGATAGCCAACGCCCAGAGCCTTGAGATGGGATAACATCAAGCTCCTCGTCGGCATCATCGCCATAGAAGTCATAGACTTCCTTGACCCACTTGGTTTCCTCATCCGCATCGTACTCGATACCACGCCGCAGACAAACGCGCTTGTACAGCCCATCTTTGACAGCTTCATGAAAGTCGCAGCGAAACACCGAGCCTTTGCGCTTGCCACTACGAATCTCATTGATAAGTTCGTTAAATAAATTCTCATCACCATTGTGCGTTGAGATAATACGGACTTTACCACCCCAAATCAGTAGTGCCAGTGCCGCCTTGATTAAGCCAGCAAGGTCTTCATGGAATGCTGCCTCATCGATGACCACCACGCCTTGCTTACCACGCAAGTTAGATGGGCGACTAGATAGGGCAGTGATACGGTGCTTTGAATTAGGAAAGCGAATGGTAAAGGTTTTAATTTGCTTGTCTTCATCTTCCCACAATCCTTCTTCGATTTCGCTTGCCACATAATCAAACGAGCGTGCCCACATCGCACACGCTTCGATGAACTCCATTGTCATGTCTTGGTTATAGCCGACATAATAGACGTTTTGCCCACCACTTTTTTTATCACTGGCAGCGATTAGCACATCATCGGCAGCCTCTGCCCACGTCAGACCAATACGACGAGACTTCTCAGCGACTTTAAGCTGGCTTTTATCCGCCACCCATGCCTGCTGATACGGCAATAGCACCGCAGGCGCAACGATACTGGCGGTGCTATCTAGTAGTGGTGGATTTTTACTTGGCATTATTCTGCAATCCCCAAAATCTCTTTTCTAATCATCTGGACGGTATCACCCGATAATCCACCTTTTGACACGATATTTTCTACCGCATCTGCTGCCTTTTGCGCCTTGTCACGTACTTCAACCTGCCATTTTTTCTGATTGACGGATGCCGTGGTGACATTGGCAATGCCTTTACCTGCTTGACCAAACAGCTTGATACGGTCAGCAGGACTCATGGCGTTTTCATCATCTTCAACCACGGATTGAAAATCAACGAGCGCGTTAAACAGTTCAGTCTGTACCAACGACAACACCGCCTGACTACGCACATCCGCGTCATCAGGTGCTTGCTCGGCTATCATCATTGCCGCTTGTGTTGACGCTTGGACAGCCGCTAATTTGCGCTCTACCTTTTGTCCATAGCGATGAATTGATGACTTGCTAATCTCATAACCTTGCTCACGTAGCCATGTTTCAAGGTCAACATAGCCATTAAAGCCATTATCAAACAGCTTATCATCTAACAGTTTCTTGATATCTGGTGGCAATCTATCAATCGCGCTTTCACGTCCCATGTTTACCCCCTATCGCCACAAGGCTACAGCAGTCACATAACCAATCACAAAGCCAACAATGCCGCCAAGCAATACACCCACACCAAGCATTTCCATGATTTAGCCCACCCAATACTTAGCAGGACGAGCGATACCGCTTGGGCAATCACTGGTATATTCGACCACATCGACACCATCAGCCGTCAGGCAGCCATGCCAATGACCAGAGGGTTGACGTTGCACCTCAATCATGCCTTTTTGCTCCAAATAACCCATCTGAGTATGTAGCTCATTAGCGGTGGCGTCAGGATAAATTTCACGCATCACATCAAGCAGCAAAGTATCCAAAGCTCCGATAGGACGGGCTTTATCAAGGGCGTTAATTAAATGCCAACGCATACCTGCACGCCGAGTTTTCAGCAAATCTACACTCATGTTATTTCTCTTTAGCAAATTGGGTTAAGGTTGTCTGTACGGCATCAATCTTGGCTTCAACAACCGTAAATGAACGAATAAAATCTTCTTTGGCAACATATTCGCGGGGCAACTCAGCTTTTAGTTTTAAGATTTCACGGTCAAGCTGGCGGATGGCTTCCGATTCTTTGCTCACATTGTCATTAACCTTGGCGATTTCAGCCTTCAGACCATCATCACGATCTTTTAGTGAGGTTTCAATACGTCCAAAAAATGCTTTACCTGCCCCAAAGATTGACCCACCAATGGTAATGGCAAGCATAATCGCTTGGTAGCCTTCAAGTTCCAGTGTCATCATCTGCCCTTATCCCTTTTGCTCTTGGGCGGTTTGACATCTGATACAGCGTACTGCCCAAGGCACAGCTTGTTTGCGTTGTTGTCCGATTGGTACCCCACAGTCAATACACTCGGTATTATCTGTGGCTGCATGATGATTTTTTGCGATTTGTTCATCTAGCCATGCTTGTGCATTACTATTGGCTCGGTCTATCAAGTCAGTCATTATCAACGACCTTGGTATCTGATTTGATGATGCCTCTTGATGTGTTAAAGCGTAGTACTGCATTGATTACGCCTACCACAGGGGTGGCACTAGTAATCAAGCTTGCAAGGATGACAAAAGCGTTAAACCAGATTACTTTTGACTCCCACCAATGTTTGACTGGTTGGACTAGGACAACTTTAGGTTCTTCGTCAATTGGTTTGGTAATATCTGCCATTGCCTATCCTATGCCAAAAACAATTGGCGTTCTTTTTGACGACGATTCAGCAAGCCTGATAAAAACTTACCACCCGAATATTTATAAGCCAAAAACGCATCAGCGGCGGCTTGTTTATCACCATTTTTGAGATGTTTAATCACACTTGATTTTGCCAGTGCGCCTGTACCGATGTTATAAGCAAGGCTTACTAGAGCATCAAACATATTTTGTGATATTTTCCCTTGAGCGATTTCGCCCCGTAGCATAAGATTAACCGCAGGGACAAAGTCACGATTAGTCACGTACTGCTTAAGCTCTGCTGCTTGTGGCTCACTAATCGGTGCATCACGAGAAGTAACCGAGCGACCATTAGGGTAGTAAGTATTACCATACCCGATTGTCCATACGCCTTTACTATCACGGTAAGGACTTGCACGGTAGGCTTCAAATTGCTTAATAAGGCTTGTGCCACTGGCGGATAATGACATACTGTCTTGCCAGTTATTAATTTCCATCAGCCATTGTTTAAGGTGGTCAGCCGACATGGTTTTGAGCAGTTCATTTGCGACATCTACTTCATTTTGTGATAGTTTTTTGTCGTTTTGCATGGCACGTAGCCAGTCAAAAAATTCTTTTTCAGTCATCTCTTAAGCCCTCGTATGCGGTTGATAGCATCATAGGCACAATCAATACTTAGCAATACGTGGCACAGTTCCGATTTTCTGATTGCCAAATTTTAGGCATAAAAAAACCGTTAGACGGATTCACTTCTAACGGTTTTGATGGCGATGATTAGTTAATCAAACAGCCTAAACTGACTTCTAGCATAGACCGCATTAGCTCTATCTCTAATATCTTTTTCGATGATTTTGCGGATGGTTCTCACATGCAGGGCAAACTTAGTTGCAAGGCGATTGGGACATTCACCAGATTTTGCCAAGGCAATGATTTGCTGATTGCGTTTGACTATTTCTGCTTTTTTGTTGAGGGGTACATTGAGTACTTGACCATGCCAATAGCGACATAGACGTTTTGCCGTATCGATGCCCAGTGACCCAATCAGTTTATGGTCATTTTTTAGGTTGTCGACATGGGGAATATAAAGTTCAGTACCACCAAACTCAGACACGATTATTTGAGCCGCCTCAATCCCGACTATCATAGCAATGTTTTCATAGGTGGTGGTGACTGACATAGATGCCTCTTAATTTTGTAAGATAAACCGTTAGAATTACTCAGTTTTTTAAGTTTTACGTTTTTTATTATACTCTAAAGCAGCAACAATACCACGCAATTCATCACCATTGCAGAAGCGCAAATCTTCTTTGTTATACATCTTTTTTGCCATACCTTTGGCATACGCCCAAGGGTAGCCGCCATCAGCAAGTAATGCACCAATTTTATCCAGCATTGGCTGATTGTGGTTGACGACATCAGGCTGTGGCTCTTTGGGTGTAACGGTGAAACCTTTGGATTTTAGCGTGTCGAGTATTTTGCGTAGTTCTGGCATGGTGCAGTCTTTAGACGATGTTTTGCCCACAGTGTTTTGCAGTACTTCACGATAAGTACTGTCATCGAGTGCCAGCTCATTTTTGGCGACATGAATCAACTTGATGAGCTTGCCTCGTTCAATTTGGGCTTTGGTTTTGGGTTTGGCTGCCATGATTAATTCTCCAATAGTCCAGTGTGATGTGATCCATTCATCGCATTGTGCAGTTGTGCATTTTTGCCTTCCATGTGACCATTCAAGTAATCATTCACCGATGCAGTAGCTTTTGAGTTACTAACCCTATCCAAGGCTTTGCCAGTGGCTAGGTTTTTAGATTTCATTTTTTGCTTAATCAAATCCTTGTTCACGCTAGGTGGTGCAAGATTTCTAATAATCTTTTCCACACTATCTACCCATCCAAGACAAAATTCATCCGCTCGAGCGTATTTATTTTTTGCCAGTCGAACACGATTGAGCTTGGTCTTGATATATTCACGTCGGGCGGTTTTAAGCTGACGATTGAGTACATCAAAAGCATAACTAGCAATTTCCGCATACATATCTAAACCAACAAATACCCAGCTATTTTCATACTTAACTTTATCCCAATAGAATCCATCCGACTTACTTTGAATATAAAAATCACAGCCAAAAATATGAGCAATCAAGTAAGCTAGATTTACTTGGTATTGGACAGGTTTTCGACTTGCTGAAGTATCAGCCTTTGACTCTTTTATATCGGCTAATTCAACATCATCCAAACTAATACTATGTTTTTGCATCATGGCATGAGCCTGACGCAATGCCGTTGCTGCTTCATTCTCATTGGATGATTTGCTCAGACCTAGGCAGTGTTTTATTTTTCGTAAAATACTATCTCTATCATTACCCATAACTTTTCCTTATTTTTGTTACAAAAAAGGCGTGTCACCAACGCAACACGCCTTTGGTTAGCGGTAGATTGTGATTAGTTCACAGCATCTTTTAACGCTTTACCTGCCTTGAAAATTGGGGCTTTTTTGGCAGGTATTTGGATGGCTTCGCCTGTAGCAGGGTTGCGCCCTTTCTTTGCCTTACGTTCGGTGACTTTGAATGTGCCAAAACCAACGATTGATAGACCATCACCATGTTTAAGCTCTTCGGTTATTACCTTACCAATCAAGTCCACCACTTCAGTGACTTTGGCTTTAGCTAGACCTGTATCATCAGCGATACGGGCGATAAGTTCAGATTTATTCATGATATTTTCCTTTTTGGGTTTAGTAAGTGACTTGGAAGCCGCCAAGCCGTCGGGTTTTAATTATTTAACGTCAACTTCAAACGGTTTAATTTCAAAAAACTCTTGACCGCTTTTGATAGTCACACCTGCCACATCCTTTACTGCTAGTGGGTCAGCCAAAATAGCTTCTTTATTCACCTCTTCTTTGACGCGGATAAACTGGGTCAAACCCTTTTCTTTGAAACTTGCCAATACATCTTCAATCTTACGCAGGCTCACACTCGGTGGGCTAAATCGCCAAGAGACTTCACCCGTGATTAGGTTTGCCGTTTTCAGTCCTTTTTCTAGGATTTTGGTACGATTGGCAGCGCACCAAATTTCCACCGCCCCTGTCATCTGCTCAATTTCTTGCTTTAGCCCATTGATAGATTCCGTGTAGCCGTTGGTAATGGCTGCCACTTCGTCATTCATCTTGGTTTGCAGTCGCAGTACCTCACGATTTTTGTCGCCGATATGACGAATAAAGTCTTGTACTTGCTCAAGGCTTTGACACGCGATGATAGTGGCGACTGCTTTGATTTTTACTTTTTTAGCCATTTGGCTGCTCCTTGTTAGTAGTTGGATTTGATACGTTCATAGGTTTCATCTAGGGACTCCCCCGGGTCTCGTGCTTGGTTTACGATATCCCAAGTTTCTTGCTGGGTACGCCCAGCAAATACAGGCTTTTTCACCCCATTAAATGCCACTGTCTCGCCATGCGCTGCACTGGCATTGGTGGTTTTAGCAGGCGCATCTTTGCGTGGATCAAACTGCCGCATCACGGCATACAGCCAGTTATGGTTTTTCAGCGGTAAGCTCAAGCGACCTTCATCACGGGCTTTAATAGCTTGCTCAATTGCCCACACCCACGCAGGGATTGGGGTATCAAACGTGTGACGATCAAATGTTACTTTTCCAGCTTTTACTACTGGGTTTAGCTCAGCCAATAGCTTGGCAACACGGTCAAAACTCAAGTCACGACCCACCGAGCGGAACAGTCCAAGATACTGGATAATGGGCGTTTTTAGTTCTGGTGGCACATCAAACGCTTGCAAAAACGCATCCCCGCCTTTGTTAGCCATGACAAGGCTGTCAAGCGAGTGGGTCGCACCACAGTTTGGGCATTTAGTTTTCATCTATCCCCCTTCGGACAACTAGCTTTTGGACAGTAATCACATTTCTGACACGCTTGCCAGTGCCGCAGCTTAGCAGGGTGATGCGTTGGCGCATCCCCGTTTGCATGGTCGATACAATATTGACGGCTCACTGTTTCCCCAACGTATGGGCATAGCACTTGCTTGCGGTACTCAATGTACGCATCACGGATTTTGTCAGTCTTGCCCACATAGTTGCCACTGATAGCCAGTGACAGACTAGGGCGGGCATAGCCGATTTTTTCAGCAATGAGCGTCAGGCTACAGCCATCTTGCTCCGCTTCTTCTTTGACCGCTTCCATCCAGTTATCGACAGTGACAGGGCTGATTCTTAAAGCACACATACCAACAGTCCCCCACAGCTAATCACCAAGCAAACCACCACAACTTCAAGCCAGCGCAAACGATTCATCACATGACGCATCTGAAATTCAAGCTTCATGATGTCGCTATCAAGCACTTCTTGATTGCGGTATAAAGACTCGTTAGTCATACGCTGTTTGCGTAGCCAGTCATCAATCGACTTACCATCCTTCGGCACACGTTTTTTGGGTGCTTGCAGGTGTGGAAATTCACTATCTTCATCGGTTGGCACTGGGTAGATGGCACAAGGTTTTAAGGGCTTGTCATCAATTCTTTTCGTGTCGCCCACCCACTGAGCCATTCTTGGGGTGGTATTTGGAGTTAACGTATTAGTCACGGTCAGTTTCCTTTTGATTTTGTGGTTTTGGGTCATACACGATGATGCCTAGATTTTGGTCAAATACTTTTTTACCCCGCAGGATTTGCGGTGGTTTAGCCCCTGTATCTTCGACTAGTCGGTAGGTTGTAAACTCATTAGCATTCACACTCACAGGTTGTAGATAACCAGCAATCATCAATAGACGCAGATAAGTGACAATTGCCCCAAGCTGATCAGCGCGTCCAATGACGGCGTTGATTTGACGAGCGTTAAATGTCTTTTGAATGCGCATGGCGCGCCAAGCCGCTTCATTGAGCTGCTGTGGTACATATTCACCATGTCGGTTTACACGCGGTGGCTCTTGACCGATATCTTTAATCAGAACAAAGGTCGGTATGGATTTTTTCCAAATCCCTTTGTTTTTTTGTACATAACCCGTGGCTACCCAGCCATTGATGAGATATTCGATTTGCTTGATGGTGAAAGGCAGCGTCAGCGCCACATCTTGCACACTTAGCTCTTTACCTGTGCGCAGCAAATCCCACACTTGTTCACGCATGTTGCGGACGGGTGCAGATGGCTTGAAGTCAAATGCAGGATTACGCTGCCATTGTTGTTTGATATCACGACGAGATGAACGTGATTTTTTGATGGTTTGATTTTGCTCCAACATAGCTACTCCAACGCTTGGAGTCAGCTCAGTATCGTTTTTAGTACAGCAACAACACATAACTACCTCCTAAAATGACCGTGGTTTTGGCGACTCGCCAGTGATAAAGCCATTGGGCAATAGACGACGCAAATCTTCCATCACCACGCTACGTTGCCCATTTTCTAAGGCACGTTGCGCTAGCATCTCAAGATTGGTACACACACGGCGAGTCGAGCCGCGCACTGCGCCAACAAGTTCAGCCAGCACATTTTCATCAATCGCCACTTTTGGGCTATACACTTGTGCCAGTAGCACCGCGTCCGCCACGCTAGCAGGTTGCGCTTGCACCCAATTCAAGACGCGCCCGTGGAATCGCTCCCAGCGCTCAAGCTTACGTGGTAGCATTTCTTCACCAATGATGATGATTGTGCCTTGACTAGACTCATAAATATCCCGAATCATCTCAACTTTCCCAGAGGCAGTAGCTAGGTGGTCAAACTCATCTACGATGAGCGGCTTACCACTTTTTGCCAACTCATCGGCGATTAGCTGTAGCATCCCAGTCGCGGTACCCACAGGCGCAATGTTCATCTCACGCAGTACTTTTTCAAGAAATGATTTCTTGGTATCGATACTTGATGCTTGCACATAGTAGGCACGGGTATGTGTCGCCACAAAACTCGCTGCCACTGACTTGCCAAAGCCACTAGGCGCATAAAACACACAGATACCGGGCAAGTTATGATGACGGTCAGTGGTGCGAGCGATGGCATCATGCAGTACTGCTACATTGGTCACTTGGGCAATCCCACCCACCGCTTGCACATGCGTCTGGGGAGCAGAATTGACATTTTTTGCATTTTCTTTCATAATAAAAATTCCTATGTGATTTCGATGTTAGATTGCAACTAACATTTAAATGTTATTTCCATCATTACGCCTATTTCGATAGGCGTTTTGCTATTTCCTCCTCTCGTTCAAGTTGCTCTAAGTGCGCTTCATGTTGCGCCATCTTAATTCGCCAAGTTTTTGACAAAGCGAATAACTCATGAAAATCAAAATCGTTAGAATCCAACGTTTCACCAGCCGTTTTGCGTTTATCTAACGCAAGCCACCGCTCAAACCTGTCATCATCCGTTTCTGTCATGATTTTCATATCTGGCACATCATTGACGGCACTGGTCATCATTGGCATTGGCATTGAGATAACCTCCAGCGCTTCAGCTTCGATAGTTTTATTCAAGGTTGCAAACGCCTTATCAATCTGCTCTTGAGGTAGTCGCATGGTATCGATATGCTCAAGCACACGGCTTGGCGACATCGTTTCAAGAATTTCATTGCGCTTGACATCATTGCGTTTAAGCTGACCCAATGCCCGTTTCTCATGCGCCTGTTCGATGACAGGTTGAGCAAAGTAAGCCCGCGTATTGGCTTCAAATTTCGCTACAGCGAGCAGTCGACCACTCACATCACGCACCCACACTTGGCTGGCGTCATGAATGTCATAACCGACATGTACTGTTTCACCGTGGTACTGCTCAAGCTCACGGCTAAAGTACACATGGTTAAACATCTTGATTTCACCGCGCAGTACCTTGCGCTCAATATATGGACGAAATAAATCGACCACATCCGCCTCATGCACCTGTACCAGTGGCTTGCCTAGATTGACCATCATTGTCAATTTTTCATCCCATACTTGTTGCGGTGTCAAATGCTCCTTGCGACCTGTCAACTTGTTATGGCGTCTTGGATGCGCATGGTGTGGACGGTTGTTATATCGCTGCATCTCGTCATGGCATAGGGTCATAAAATCATCCCAAGCAAGTAGCAGCTTAGATTCGCCAAACGTAGCGATATCTTTACGCGTTTTCTTAAACACTTTTTGGCGGGCTTCCTTATCCATGTCCACGCCGATATAGGTTGGCAACCGCTTCGCTGCCTGTATCCATATTGACTGGTGCGAGCGTTCCACCACGCCTTTAGCTTGACTGTTATAGGGTAGGGAATGGGTCAAGGTTGAGCCAAGTCTATCCATCAAGCCACTACCATCACGGCTCATCATGGCGTTTTTGTACCCCGAGCCGTTATCCACGTAAAACAGCGCCATTACCCCATTGGTACACACAGCCGTCCGAATCGCATCCAGTACTGCTAAGCCACTTTCAGCTAAATCAATACTAAATCCGACCAATTTACGGCTTGCCACATCAATGATGGCGGTAATCTCTGGGCGAAATGGTCGACCCGATATGGGATGAGCCACTTCGGCATCAAAAGTATGACCATCGGCGGTATACACGTCAGTGGGGAACAGCTCAGACGTATCACGGCGAATAAACGGCTGGATATTTTTAAGCTCACGCGCCCCCATGCGTCCACGTTCCAATTCGACATTGCCCACATGAGTACGCAAAAAATAACTGGCTTGAGCATAGCTAGGCACATTTTCACCGCCCATCACATTTACCAATTCACGCATGACCATCGATAGGCTAGGCTTAGTCGGCTGCCCCCATAGCTTGAGCAAGGTCGCACCCCACACTGGCATGGTTACATCACGGTGTTTAGGGGCAAGTACAGCTACTAGACTGTTATCACCTGCATTTTCAGCGAGTTTTAGCCAGTTAAATAGCGTGGCACGGCTTACTTTGGCATTGCCATCTTTACCGGCTTTCGCATTGGCACGGCGCACGGTGTCAGCAAGGGTCGCGGTTAGCTGACCGTTTTTGCTATCCGTGGCGAATTTTTCGACGGCTTTGGTTTTGCCCAGTAGGTCAGCCATATCTAAGACATGGCGCACGATAGCAAGGCGAGCGGTACCGCAATCACGCTGCCAGTCTGCCAATAGGGTAGGGTTGAGGGCTTCCACAGTGGCGACGGGTTTATTTTCAATGGTCGCAGGAAGCTCAACGCTGTCCGCCATTTGCTTAATTTGAATACTTTTAGCTACTTCTATATATTCAGTTGGCAATCGATAAGCCTTAGAAACACCACCTTTACCAACATTTCCTTTAACTTCAATATATTCCCAATCTTCTTTCTTAGCTTTATAATCTAAAGCTTGCCTTGAGTTTGGAAAGTCTGGAATATTCAAAGCCAGTATTTCTTGTAAAGTTAAATACTTTTTCATGACATCAACTCGGCGACTGTGGTATATTTAGCTGCATAACGTGGACGCACACGGTTGCCTTTAACATCCCAACGAGTAGGAAAAATATACTGTACGGGAATATTTAAAAAAGTAGCCAACGCAATTTCGCCTTTGGTATATGGTTTTTTAAAAGCTACGCTAACAGCAGAGCGACCAAGACCAGCATTCAGCGAAATTTGCTCAAGTGTAGAGCCTTGTTTCTCAATCAATGCCTTGATATCAGCAGGATGATAGCTACCATCTGGCTTTTTAGTTAAGCCTTTTAATAATGGATAATCATCAAATAAAGCCATTGTAAAAACCTTAAATCAGCTTCGGCTGATTTTTTAAAATAGGGTAATGTTAGAATTAATTAACCTTGTTTCTAACATTATAGTAAGCAAAAAAGTATGTGTAAATACTTTTTTGCTTACTAAATTGAAAAATAAATACTATTCTATTTATGTATATGATTTTAAAAGATAATTATTTTTGCTTAGATTAAAAATATTTTTGGTTGCTTTTGCTTAGTCTAAGCAAATCTAAGCAAAAAATAATAAAGGTATTTAAATTGGTATGAAAAAGAATAAAGAACAGTTGGGCTTAGAGTTTTGGGAAAGGATGAATACCCTTATTGGAGATGAACGCCCGTATAGTTGGGCAGTTAGACATGATATTCCAAAAGGCTCATTCCAAAGTGCCTATGAAAGAAAGGCAAAGCCCCTAGATAAAACGCTTGATAAATGGGCAGAATTGATAGGCGTCAATGCTCATTGGCTTAAGACAGGGCAGGGCAACCCACAAGTTCCTACTATTACCCTAGACCTGCCACCGGAATACAATGACCACCAGCAAGCTATACAGAACATTAGCATGGGCAGACTTATGGAAGCTCTCATCTTTGTCGATGAATTCCTAGAGGAAACCAATCGCACCATGACCGCAGAGCATAAAGCAGAACTCGTTATCAAAGTCTGCCACCTGCTTGCCATCATGCCAGAGCTAGACGATGACCAAAAACAAGCTCTCAAAGATACTTTAAAAATCGCTTAACGTTAGAAGTTAATAAAAAACATTCTAACGTTCATTAAAGCAAAACAATTTCGCAAAAATCATTTTTGCTTAGTTTTGCAAATCATTGAAATATATACATATTATTTTTGTCCGTGCTGCCTAATTCTTTGCAAAAATATGGAGTTAATTACAGCGTCATATATTGACGTTTACCGTGTTACTACCGTGTTTTCAATCCTCTTTTTAGCGTTAGAATCTGCTACCATAACACTCCATCACACAACAAAGGAGCGTTAAAATGTCAGCACAACCCAACCCACTACACGTTATTTCCGACAATGGAAAATCGACGCCAGACGGTATAAAACGTGAACTTGCTGGGTACTTAGCTGCCCATTCAACGCCTGCCTTTACCGCCACCATCGACCATGTCACAGGCTCACGCATCATCCTAACCGCGCCATCGACATCTGACTTGGTTCAACTCGTCCAAGCCACCCTTCTACCAGTAAAACTACATTAAATTAGTCTAAAATAACTTCTAAAAAAACCGCCCTAAAAAAAATTATCCACATTTAGTCTAAAATAAAATATAAAAAGCCCCATCACACGATGAGGCTCTTTTTTTCAAAAATTTTCTTATCAGATATTCAATTACCCACTGCTCAATGCCTTACTACCACTACATTTAAAAAAACCAAATCCATCCCATCATATCCAACATCTTCCCATTTCTTCCCACTTTTTTCCAACCCTTCCAAGTCTAAAATAAAGTATCAAATCACACCATTCTGCTGTTACTGCACCTGTCGATAGCACTTGGCTTGCATAGGTGTGCCTGCCATTATTGACAGGTCGGTATCTAACCCCACAGGAGTCAAGATGGGCAGTCCATCGTCTTGATAACTGGCTATATGTAAAATGGCTGATCTCATCATACCAAAGCCAAGTTAAAGATTGTGATTTGATTTTTTTGTTGTCGCGGTCTGTGATAGCGATTGTATTTTTGGGATTGTCTTTGACTTGGTTGATTTGTGATTGTAAGGCGCTGATAACTTCGGGCAATAAATCAACTTGGCGTTTGCGGCGGCGGTTTTTTGTTACGCGGTATTGGTCACGAACAAAACTGCGATTGACGAATAAGCAGCCTTTTTCTAGGTCTAAGTCTTCGACCGCCAAACTTATCAGTTCGTGGAATGATAATCCGCTCCATAGCATGACTGTATAAAGGTTATGCAGGGTAGGGGTCGTTGGGTAGTTTAATATTCTTGTTATTTCGTCGCGGTCAAATGGGTCGATATCATCTGGGTCAGTTTGTCCTAGTGATATGTACTTGGTTGGGTCGTTGATAGTTTTTTGATGGCGCGCCCAATAACTATAAATTTTTCGCCATAACATTATTATTTCTTTGACTGTTTTGGTCGATAGTTTTTGTAATAGTACGTTATAAACCCATTCCTCTATATCTTCTACGCCAATCTTAGCGATAGGTTTCATGCCCCAATATGGTTCGATGTGGGTTTTGACTTTGCTGTCGTAGGTGTCAAATGATATTTTGGCGACTTTGTTGGTCTCAACTTTTCGCCATTGGTGGATATAGTATCCAAAATAGCGGTCAGCTCTCTTCGATGAGTCGGGGAATACGGTATCACGGTCAAAAATACCCATGCGTAGTTGCTGGGCTATCATGTCCGCAGTGGCTTTGGCGGCGGCAAGGTTGGCATCGGTGGGTGGGCTGTTATGTATAGTCTCGCGGTGACGCTCACCGTCGATTTTCCACCAGATTCTGATGGCGGTTTTGAGCGGTTCAATGCCTGATGATATTTTTTGCATGAGGTATCCTTAATTTCAGATTTGGATAGGTCTTTTTACGCGCGTTTTTGGGGCAAACGAAGGGTTAAAAACACGGCTTTTTTGCCGTGTTTCTACCATGTTTTTTTTGGTGGTAAAAAATAAAGGTGATAAGGTGATATTTTTACTATCTTTGGGTTAAAGCGTGCGCGATTGCCCAATCTGCGTGTGATTGCCAATTGGTGATTTTTTGGTGATTGCTGGGTGATTTTTGGGTAATACGGTACGCCAAAGGCAACTTTAAATAGTATTTTTTATCTTCACGCTGGATGTGTACTTCCATTTTATCTGTGATTCGCTGAATGGCTGTCATGAATTGCTGTTTGGTGTAGTCTTTGGCGTAATCATCGTAAGCAAGAATGATCTGACCCTCAGCTATTTTGTCGATAAAAATATGCAATAAGGTTCTAGTCTTATCGGCGACAACGGGGACAATTTTACCATTGACTAAAATTGATAGGTTTTCATTAAACGCAAAGCCATCGTTACGAGCCTTATTTTTGTAGTAACAAGTAAGGTCATGTAGATCAAATAATCTGCCATCAATGCGAATTAGTGTATCGTCATCCAACTGCTCAATGGTTCTTTTTACTCTATTGATGTGTTCAACAACATTCCTTAGGCGAGAACTTAAAAAAATGTCGTCATTGGATTTAAATAGCTGCATTTTCATGATTAGTGTCCTGTGAAAGTTTTACTTGGCATTGGTCGCAGATGATGCCCACTTCTGGGATATAGATGCAGAGGTGAGCAGGTCGATAGTTTTTGCAAACATCGCATGGGCATGGCTGATATTTTTTAAATACCTGTGTGCCTAGTGCTAATGTCTTAGTTGCCATGTCGGTGCTTCTTGTCATGGTATTCTTGGCAGTCAATACAGCGAGTCACGCCGCCAAGTTGTTGCCGTTTTAGTGGAGTTGGTTCGCCACAGTCTTTACATTCTGTTAACGATGGGCGATTGAATTTTGGGGTGTTGGCAATGGCTCGCTCGATGGATTGTTGGGCGACGTCATTGGCTTGGTCGATAATGTCGGTCATCGTATTTTTCCTATTCAGTAGGTTTAGTAAAAATCCAGCACTTCATGGTTTTAAAGCCATCAATTACTGACATAACGCTGATATTGCTATCAACGAATTTATAACGGCTACTATTTTTTAGCAGGCGTTTCATTTGGGTGATGTCTGGTAAGTCTTGGTAATTTTCCCTTGCCACCTTATAAAAATGGTTGAGATTGATACCGATTTTTCGACTTTGGTCGTTTATGTTGGTATGACAAACAAACTTGCCTGTTGACATCAAAAACTCGAAGACGCTCCAGAATTTATCAACGTCTGGGTGGTCGGCTTGTAAGCGTTGAACTCGGGTTTGCGCCATTTCAAATAATGCTTGCTTGGCTTGCTCGGCTTGTTGGTCCGTCATCAATCCAGACAGTACGTGTGTTTGCAAACAGTCAATCATGGCGGCTATTTGTGCATGATTGAGGGCAATACGAGTATGGGTAACACCAAACTCGTGATAGCGTGCCTCATACATACGGATTCGCTGTTGGTAAGTTTCTAAAATCGCCTGTTCATTTTTCAGTGCATGCGCCATAAAGCGACTGGTTAGCTCGATGGGCAATCGATCAAGGCTGTCGACGATGTGCTTGGTTTCTAAGGTCTGACCATCACGGGTGAGTTTGACGTGAATAATACGGGTTAGCATCGCCTCACTGGCTTGGATTTCCTCATTTTGGCTAATCATCACGGCGGCACGAAATGGCGGACTGTAAGTGTCATTGCCATTGTTTTTGACGCCTTTAGAGCGGATGGAGCGACCATTAAACGCGTCTTTGAGTGAGTCCCACTCAAAGGTTTTAAATGATTTGGCTTTGCCGTCTTCATCGTTACGGTCACCTTCGATGAGGGCAATCGGCAGGTTGGCCACTTGGGCAAAGTTGCGGTACACCGCCACGCTTGTAGATTTGGATGGGTCAAACCCTTCGTAGTCTTCTCGACCTGAGAGTTTCCACATAAATTCAAGCAGACGTGATTTACCTGCGCCTGCTTGTCCTACCAATTCAAAGAATGGATATGAGCGATCAAGTCCGCGGATTTGCTCGGCAAAGTAAGTGCCAAGCCACCAAGCCATGACAATCGTACCGTATGCACCGCGAACGCGATGAAAGTTATGCCACCAACTAAAATCAGGCTTGTCTTTGGTGTTGATGTGCAATACAGGGTCATTGGCCAATGACTTAATCTCAAGTCGGCCTAATTTGAAGTAGTCCATACTATTTTTGGCGACGACTTTGCCCTTGGCGATTGCCACGTCATTAAAAATATAGGCTTGGTGTTCTTTTGCGTAGCCGATAAAGTCGGTGGTCTTGACTTCTTTTAACCCTTCCATTTGATGCTTGGCGATAATATCAAGCTGCATGGCTGAGCCTGTCCAAAGAACACCAGCAAATACCGATAATAAACGTGGTTTTAGTTTACTTGGGGAAGATAACTGGTCACCGGTGATGGTGGTTTGCTTGTCGCCTTTGTTAGTAGTGACACGGGTGAAGTACCAGGATTCGTCTGTGACGTCATTGCGCTGAAAATACAGGGCTTCAATCTTGGCATTTAAAATCTCATGCGTGTTGGATGTCTGACGGACAAATTTCGCCATCTGTTCGTCTTCGTCTGGCATATTACCCATGATGTCTTCAACCTCATGGTCAGGCACATCCATTAGTTTTGACAATTTATTAGTATCAAGTTCAAACCAGTAGGTGCGGTTGTCATGCTCAAAATAAAATTGGTTAATTTTCCTGTGCATATAGCGAATGACTGCCGCGTCAGTTGGTGACTTGGCAGTGAGTAAGTCGCCATAGTAGCGGTAGTTTTTGAGGTGTTCAGGCTCTAAGAGTTTGAGCTCGTGCAGGTCATTCCAGTCGAGTTTGCGGTGTTTGTCATAAGGGGGCTGGGCAGCAGCACAATCAAAGCCCATCTTTGTGGCTATTTCAAAGCCTTTAATTGTGCCGTTATGACCTGCTTTATCATTATCAAGAGCAAATATTAATTTTGGCAAAGTTTGGCGTTTTGCATTGTATTTGTCTTTTAGATTTTGCAAACCTTCGATTGGAATATTGCCACTATCCATCTGACTAGCAGTATTCAAGCCATGCTCAGACAAAGCGATGGCATCAAAAATACCTTCAGTTATCCATAACTCTTTTGGAAATTCTGAATTATTTGGATGCCACCACCATTGCCCTTGTTTGACATATCCGTATTTAAACTTGGCTTTTTTGTCGAAACGCTCAGCTTGGTCAATGAAGCGCTCCCACCAACCATCATTTGGTAATGCAAAACGAACGGTGGCAGTGCCTTGGTTGATTTTATTGTCAAAAAAAGATTCTTGGGTGTAACTACCTTTGATTTTGCTGATATCTAAGCCGCGTCCTTCTGTTAGATAAGCGTCAGCGGCAGCGTTGGGGTTGGTCGGGGTACGTTGGTAAGTTTTTGACCAGTCTTTGAATAGATCGTCAAATAGTTCCTTAACATGGATTTCCAAACCGCATTTATTGAGCCGCCCGCATTTGACGACGCGGGGGCTATGGGCATGGGTGAAAAGTGACTTTTTGCTACAGTCTGGGCAAACGCCTTCACGTAGCCATTCGCCGACTTGCTTAAAGCCGTACTCGGATTTCAGACGCGAGACGACTTGGTCATTAATACTCATCGTGGTTGTCCTTTTAGGAGCTGCCCCGTTATTTCAGGTTTTGGGGCAAGGCTTGGTTGGATTTGTCTTGCTATCTCGACATAGACGCTGGCGCTAAATAAGCAATCTGCATTGCGACAAGTGGCTGTCAGTTCTTTTAATAGCTCATTCATCTGACGGTGCCGTGCGGTAGTCATTTTGCTACCGCAATGCGGACATCTGATATATGCCGTTGACATACGACCTCTATTGCTTGGTTGGGTTTAGCACGGTAAAACCACCGTGTGGAAGGTGATATTTCACAGTTTGTTTCATTGCTGACTGTGGGTTATTCTTACGGTGCTCGGCGATGATTTGTTGGCTTCTCTCCACAATCATCTGACGTGCTGCTTTACCTTGAATGGCTAAATCCTGGATGCGCATGGCTTCTAAAAATGCGTTTAGCTCTTTTTGATTGAGGTAGGCATAGATACGATGGTCGCGGATATTTTGATACTGTCTATACGCCACGAGACACCTCCTCATCTTGGGTGATTGATGCCAATGCGGTAAGGGAGTCAGTTACAGACTGGTGTAACTGCTGTTGATAGCTGGTATCGTTCTTTTGGAAAAAGCTAAGGGCTTCATTGGCGACTTCTTGGAACGTTTTGCCTTCGGCTGCGGCCTTAACTTTGATGTAAGTGTGCATACTTTCAGGGATGCGCACTGATATTAGTTTTAGGGTCATCGTGATTTCCTTTTTAATTTTAAAAAGTAGGTTTGTGTTAAAATGAACTTGCTAGTTTGTCAACAATCTAACAAAGATTATTATGACTTACGAAAAATCATAAGTCAATGGGTATTATTATGAATAATGAAAACTTAAAAATCGTAAGTGAGCGGCTAAAGAGCGAACGTATAAGATTAGGTCTTAAGCAAACGGATGTCTTGAAGCAGATTGATGTGGCGATTTCAACCTTTAGTAACTATGAAAATGGTATACGGTCGCCTGATGTAGAATTTTTGCTGAAACTTGCTGAATTGGGTTATGACGCAGGTTATATACTGACGGGTAAACGTTTGGATGAAGCGTCATCAGATTTGACAGAGTCTGAGCAAATTTGGCTTGAGATCTATCGCAAACTACCCAAGGATGACAGTGAGCGACTTATGAAAATGGCGAAGTCTTTATTATAACAATAAGTTTGCTTTTTATGCGTTTTACTCAGCAGCTTAAAAAACTTTTTGGAATAAAAAACCCCTGTCAGGTGACAAGGGTTTTTCTGGAACTAACTATTTAGTTGCCTGTTTGAGATGGCATTGGTGGCTTATCATAATTATCGACGAATGGGCAATCATCGTTAATGATAGATTGAATTTCTGCATATGCTAAACCTGTGACTTTGGCGATATCAGAAAAGATGGTTTGTAATTGCGCCGTGTCTACTTTGGTGCTGTTGCCATTATTCGCCAATCGTGACATAACCCCCGCATAGCTTGAGATACGCAATAGTTCGCTACTGATAGATGCTTGGTTGGGGGTCATTATTTTACTCCTTGTATAAAGTCAGTGATTTGGTGAAACATCGTCCAAGCCGCTTCATGCTCTGCATAGCTTGCCGTGTTATCACCATAAATAATCAATAGTGCTTGCGTCGCTGATAAATTTAAGGCGGTGTCATCGCGATTTGGCACGTAAATATAATCTTGTTGTTCTCTTAATCTAACCGTCTTAACCATATCCTGCAATCGTTGAACGCTGATCTCACGACATGATTTGTCATGTGGATTGTTATCGTTTGTTAAGTCATTGATATGCTTAACGATGTCGCTGAGATAAAAAACAAAGCGACGTTTTCCTGCGATATGGGTGCGAGAAATGGGGAGCTTAGACATTGGCAAGCTCCTTTTCATAACTGGTGATGATGTCATAAGCCATCCACGGGTCAATCAATCCTTGATGCTGGAGTGCCAATAAGTATCCTCTCATTGTCTGCACTTTATCTTGTCCGTAGCGGTCAACTGCCAGATAGGCTTTGAGGCGGTTGACTAGTACCATAGCGTCGTCATATTTTGATGTCTTCGGCTCGCATGATAATTTTTTTTCATACTCGGTAAAGATATCCCGCATTTGATAGCCTTCAATCGCCGCAAAATGGCACATACAGGTTAAAAATCCGCTAAAGCGTTGTAAGCGTTCCGCATGGGATAGACCACGACGTGCCAATTCTGCTTTAAACATATCAATGAGTTGAGTGGCTTGGGTGTCAGTCATCATGTCCATTATGCCACCTCCGCTAATTGGGCTTTAACTATTGGTTGATTGAGATTGATTAGCGTGGCGATGGGTAGACGGTAGGCAAGGCGTGGCTCACCTTGACCCGTGGTATCGATTGATTGCTCACTGATAATCTCTGCTTCAACACCACCCAATAAGGTCATGATGGTGCGAAATTCGAGGCTCGTTAGATCAGCTATCGGTAACGATACGTCGTCTAATAATCCACTAATGCGCTCAAATGATAGATAAAGTAAGCCTTGTTTAAGTTGGCTTGGTCGATCGGTAAGTGTAGTTAAATCTAATTGCCCTGCGATGATGGCATTATTAATGATGCGCCATAGTGTGCTGACTTGGATAGGCAAGGGGGTGTGTAGCCTATTGGATGGCTTAGTCAGGTGATTGACGATGTTATGCTGTGCTGCCTCTATGCGCTTGGCTGCGTGGCGGCGATGGGGAATGCCGTAGATACGGCGTTTGATTTGGCTTAATAGATTTGGCTTGGTTGCCAAGGCGATTGTGGTCATGATGACCTCCTGATTGTTTAGTTAATTTGTCGCTTAGTAGGCGACGGGCTTCAACTACCGCAATCAGGCGGCGGAACTTATTTCCCATAGGGTATTTTATTCGGTTCTCTCGACCCGTCATAAGACGTTTTTGACGTGCGTATTATCCACCAATGCCATAATGATAACAATGGCTTGGTAAATTTTAGGCACAAAAAAAGCACGCTAACGGGGTGATTTTCGAACCGCTGATTGTTTAGTAGTGAGTAAATCATAAATCTTTTGTTTGTCGGTTGCAAGTTAATTTGTTATTTTGTTGACAAACCAACTGGATATTCTTATGAAGCATTTTTTTATCATTTTGATTTTTGCCTTAACCAGCTGTCAAAAGGTTCCTGATGATGCACTACATGGTAATACGAAAATGATTAGCAAATATTTTTGGGGTGATGGCTGGGCTTTTGTACCAGATGAGGTGCAGTTGTACTGTCATCCAGCTACCCATGCTGTTGCTGTTTTATATCCTTTTGATACCGAAAATGAGACGGTCTATGCGCTTAATGGCGCGGCAAAAATCTATGCTCAAAAGTGGAAAATGCCTTGGCAAGATATTGGGACCATTAGTAATAGTAAGGATTTGAAACCATTTGAGACCATGGCTTTGGAGCTATGTAATTAGTTTTGATTGTAGGGTATAAATTAATTTGCTATATTGTTGACAATATAACAAATTATTTAAGGAATGGGTATGGCAGAGTTTAAAGTTGGTGATGTGGTTCAGTTGAAATCTGGTGGTCCGAGAATGACGGTACATCATATTTATGATCCAAATAGTGGTCTACAAATTGATAATATGTTCCGAGCTGCAAATTTAGTTAAGGGGGCTGTTTTGGTTACTTATTTTGACAATAAAAATGAAGTTGTCAAAAACAACTTTGCCCCTGAGCTACTTAGAATTATCGATGAAAGGGCTTAAGCAAAAAATAGTTAAATATTTAGTTAAGTTGTAAAATATGAACTAACTTTCAACTAATCTCCCAAAGGGAGCATCTTATGACGAGTCAAAAGCCGAAAGAGAAACATGATGAGACTACTAATAAAGACACCAATCGTTTTGGTAGTGTTTTTATGACCCATTTTGAAAATTTTTGGACAGACTTTGACCATGAATATGATGAAATGGATAAAAGAATAAAAGAGCGAAAAAAATTAAATGGCAGAGCAACGCACCATGAAATCGATTTATGATTTTATTTATATCGATACCAATAAAATCCATTCTTATTATGCTCAATTAACTGATGGGCTACCCAACCAAAAGAAAGTATCCAATAAAGAGGGTATGGTCAGGTCTGCTCGTGGCGTTATTGGCTCAACACAAGTAGCATTGGGGGAAGGGTCAGGCTCTAGTGCACGAGAAGAAAGTCTCGAAGAAATGATGGATATGGCGCATGTCTTGCCTAGAGATATGATTAATTTACTTGATGCACATAAGCTTATAGCTAGAAAACTTGGCGCAAATAACCTTGGGCGTTTAGTCTTGGTCAAAGGATTGCTCCACATGTTTGATGCTCATAGCTTTAATAAATTATCTGGTCCAATCTTAACAATTACTAAAAGAAACTTAGGTGAAGAAGCCTTTAAAGAGGCACTTGGTGACTTTGATGATGTAATGATGGGTGCTGTTAAAGAACTTTTATCTAGTTACCCAGCTCGCATTCAAGCGAATATCCAAGTAGAAGGTGAAAAAATTACTAGTTATGCATGGATGTCCCTTGATGAAGCCTTATTTACATCAGGCTACATTGATTTTTCACTAAAACATAATCAAGCCTCTATCGAAGATTTTCATGTACTTGGCATTCTTGATTCTTTACCGTCGCAATTTGAAGATGAACAAGTAAAAATAAAAAGAGAAAAATTGGTTAATAAAGTCACTAGTTCAATGCCTTTAGGCTTGTTTGGCTCTGAAGCATCGCAAAAGACCAAAGTTTTTATGGGTAGACCAGAAGACTTCTATGGGATAACGCCTGTATGTATTTTTAGGAAAATAGATATACCCGAAAGTTAATTTCTATTTGATGTTTTAGCCAATTTGATAATTGGCTTTTTTATTGTCTTAAACTTTATCAAAAGAGCGATATATGGACATATTAGATACTGCTAAAACTATTGCTACATTTATAGCTGCTATAATTCCAGCTTTAGCAATTTTAGGTAAATTTAAAGAATTTTTTGATGTCTATGAAAAGTTCCCTTGGAGTAAGCGAAATAGAATTAAAAAGGCTTTAGAAAATCCTTACTTATCAGCCAATTCGAAGGCATCATATGGTAGAACGCTAACAAGATTGGAATTCAGATCAGTATATAGATTCTCCCCACCTATAAACTATATTAATAAAATGATAAAAGTTGAACAGTTATCTCAAAATAACATTGATATGGAGGATTTCGCTATAGCCGCTCAGTATTTAGATTTTAAAAATGGTGAAATTAGGATTAAGGATAGAATAAAATGGTATTCGTTAAATAGGGATTACAAATTTTGGTTATCATTTTTATTATTGGCAATTAGTTTTATAGCATTTGGGTACTACTTTTTAATATTTACAAGTCAGCATTTTTTAAATGCATTCCATTTTAACAAACCTATTTTGTTTGATGATTTTGTTCTGACTGCTTGTATTCCTATTTACCTTATTGCTGCTTTTATTACAAGAGATGAAGCAAGAGGATTAACCAGTCTAATTAAAATAATCGATTTTGCGAGAGTCAATCCATCTTTAATAACACTTGTATCGTCTAGGGTTCCCTGAACCGCATTACTGACATAAGCTTTCACATGGTACACCATCACCATCTCTATCCAGTCGACTCACACCACAATCATTCAAATAATGGCGTGCCTCAGCGCAGGTTGCCATTTGTTTGCAATATCGTTTTGAGCCACAACTGCTCCCTGAATCTGCAATGGCCTTTTGCTCGACTTGTTGGGTAATGGTTTGCGTTTGAACAGGGGCGGTCTGTTCGCCACGTTCGCCCCGTCTAAAATCACTCGGATAGATTGGGTCAGGTTCTGACCATAAGCCTTTTGTATTTGAGCGTGCGCTAGTCTCTAGGTCACCATAGTCGTTATCCGTCATGTATTCACGATATGCCCAAGCATAACCATCGGCGACCATTGCTTTGTTGATATTTTTATCGCCGACAAACACTTCAGCAACGGTACGTCCATATTTATCGGTACCATTGGTTTTTAAGCCAACTGTTTTGCCAAACACATAACCCGATAATGCCTGCTTGGCGGCAGTACCAAATGCCTGTGATTTTTCTGGAGCGTCAATTTGGTTGAGACGTACTTTGATTTGGGATTTGTCATTGGTGAGACAAGTGAGCGTGTCGCCGTCAGATATACCGACAACCTTACAACTGATATCAGCGTCACTTTTAATTGCTAACGGTTGTTCAATTGGCGGTTGTTGAGTAGTCTGATTGGATTTGACGATAATTGGCGGCGTTTGCTGCTCAGGCTGAGCTGCTGAATTATTCTGAGGCGTTGCGACTAGTGCTTGCGGTTGTGTGGTATTACTTGCTGTTGGCGCTGAACTGCCTAACGCAATAATTGATAAGATAAATCCAATGCTTGCAATGACATTGCTCTTTACTCTGTTGCGTAATTTGTTCATGATCCAAACGGAAACGGGTGGGAGTATAGCCAAGGCGCTAAAAAACAGAATCAAGTTGGCTATTGGGTGCTGAAAAAAATTTATTAGTGCGCCTAAAGCTAAAAATGAACCGAATATCCATTTAAGCAGATTTAATAAAAAGTTTAATAGTATTGTAAGGTGGTTATTTCTCATATTCACATTCTATCAATTGGACATATGATTGAATCATAACAAAAGTTTTGTTAAATTGTTGACAAATTAACTAGTTTTAAGTGCGATATGTTTGAATTTTTTAAATACGTAGTAGCTACATTTGGAGGGTTTGGTGCTTTTCTGATGGCTACATATTTTTTAGTTTCAAAGATTCCTAAATTCTTAGAAGGTTTTGATCAGTTATCTGAAAAAAAATATAAACGACTAGAAAAGATATTAGAAAATGAAAAGTTATCTTATGAAGTCAAGCGGCTAACATCCGCCATTCTTGATGAAGAATATATCAATAGAGCAACGAGTTCAAATCTTAGTAGAAGTAGTATTGAAATTTTAAATGATGTTTATGAAAAGTGTGATAAAGGATTTAGGATAAAAGATGTTTTGAGTTCAAGTTATATTGTTATAAATACTGTTGAAAGAACATTAGAATTTAGAAAAGTGTCAGAAGGTAAAAAAGAAATATTTTACTATTTTGGATTTATTTACTTATACGTAACTTTAATATTTTTTACGTTCTCTATAACTCTAGTGATGAGTTTAATGATGAGAGAAATGTTATATCCACAAGTTGCTTTAAGTACTGTATTAAAAAATTTTCTCCACTTTATGCATACAATTGATAACCTATTTATTCTAGCTTCAATTATGTCGGTAATCGCCACAATATCTTTTAAATCATTGAGAGAGTATGGCGAGATTAGTAAAGCATTAGCAATAAAAAAAGTATTAGATTCTAAGAATATTACTTACATTTCTATCGACTAAAAATATAAGTGGGATGCTAACTTATTAAAGCTGAGAGCTTGGGGCTGAAATCCGTACACGATGAGACGGCAGTCTTATTCGTCCAATCTGGGAAGTTGGCTTATCTCGACACACCCAAGCATAACTATTTTAGCATAATTATAGCTAACAAAAACTCGTTAAATAGCGGCTTTACTATCTTTTTTATCAACAGGTTTGGCGCCAAACTCTTCATTTATCGGCGCGGTCAAGTCAAGCTGCGTGGTTAATCCCTGCGATTTGCTATAGCTATGCGTGGCTTTGTCCACTGTCCACTTCAAACTATCAATTTCAACCTTGAACCCCTGAAGCTCAATTGGCGATTCGGTGCTAATTGCCGGATAACCAAACGCACAGTTAATGCTAAATTTGCCTTGTTCACCCTCAATGCGTTTTTTCTCAGCATTGGCGGCGGCGGTAGCGGTCTTTTCATCCTTAAAATTGCCTTTTATTTTTTTTGGCTTTTGCCCGCCCTTGTCGGTGTTGACCGTTACTTTCTTGGCTTGCTTGGCGTCATGATAAGTGGCTTGCACATTATCAACGTCACCTTGTCGGTCTTCAATACTGAAACGGAATTGGTCGCCTTTGTCGCGCTTTAGCACAGTGAGCGTAAGCGATTGCCCAGATACGGTCTTATTTTCATACGGCTGGAAGATAAGTAACTTACCGTGTTTGACGTTGACAACCGCCCCAAACTGCCAACAAAGCCGTGTCAGTAAGTGTAGGTCGGACTCATCGGTCTGATCAATATGCCCGACTTCAATGCTCATCAAGTAGTCAGTCATAGCAAGTTCCAGCTCATGACGAGTGGCGACTTCTTTGGCAATTTCGCCTAATTTTTTATCATGATAGCTTTGGGTGCGTCCAGACTTAAGACTGCCTTTCATATCGGCTGATTTGGCTTTTACAGTGATGGTGTCGGGGGTACCACCCCATTCAACGCTATCGACCGTATATATCCCCATATCATGGACACCGGCATCGATATAACCCATCCAACATTGCAATTTGACGCCACGCTTTGGCATGGCAAGTTTGCCGTCGTGGTCATCAAGTGTGAGAGACAGCTCATCGGCATCGCCTGACTTGTTATCGGTAACAGATACATCCATCAAACGTGACATGATGGCGTCGTCGAGTGGCTCATTATCAGCAGTGAGTTTAATTATTGGGGTGCGAAGCATAGTCAACGGTTTCCAAGTCTTTTTCATCAAAATAAATTAGACAGCTTTCAATGGCTGGCAAACTACCAATCGATATTTTTTCGCCAAATATTTTTATAAATTGGTGCATTTGGAAGTGGTAAAGACCGTCTTTTTTCGGAATAATCGGCTTTTTGTAGTAATCTGACTTAATCCAGCCTTTACTCAATGATAAAGAATGATAATCTGCTAGTACTTGTCTTCCAAAGTCGTTAAGTTTTACCTTAATAACGCTATTCATATTAAAAATGAGCATCATTATTCCTAATGGGTCATGACCCAAGTAATTGCACCAATGATTAATGCAAGGGCAAGTCCAATTGCTATAATGATCCATGCAATTGCTTGTAATTGTCCAACTTTATCTGCACCTTCAGGGGTCATTTTGCCGTCCACCTTTAACTGAGAGTTTGAATTGAATTTGTACATATGCTAATATTCCTCTGTAATTTCGAACGTCACACGAAGTTAAGTTTTACCAAAGCCCACTTGTTGCAATCAGGTGGGTTTTTGCTTTTTTACTGTTATGAAACTAGTTTAACTAGTATCAATAACAGGTACCAAATTTGATTTGTTCATCATAATCACTTTTTTAAATTATCTATAACCTTACAGAACTACAGTTTTATGAATCTATTTTATCCCTTATAAAAGCTAGCATTGGGGGGGTTCCAATTTTGCCAGTAATGAAAAATGCGTGTTACCTGATGCTGTTCAGTAGTTTAATTTTTACAAATTTGACACTGCTGATTAAGGTGGCATGTTTCCGATGTTTTAATATTTTATTGGATTCATGAATATGGTTTAGGGGGTGTTCCAATTTAATATTGCTGGCTTTCGGGAATATCGGATGATTTGTCCGCTTGGATGCGGTTGTCATCAACCCGTGTCAATTTGAGTGTGCCGTCAACTTTGCGCGGTACACCATTGATTGTCAAAAAGCTACGGTTATCATCGATGCTATCAATGGCAAATACCCCATAAATATAGCCGCTGCCATCTATTAGTACATATCCTGCGCCTGTATCTGCCATCTCTGCCAAGTCATCCACCGATTGGCGATTGCCAAAGCCGTGTTCCTGGTATATCAAAAACGGAATTGATATCGTCTCTTCGCCCGTGCCTGTAAATTGGTATTGGGGTCTGCCTTGCGCGATATCATTGCTGGCAAAACTCCAACTGCGGGAGCGTTGTAGCTCGTTAAAGGTGAGCGTGTCGACGCTAAATACAAATTGTCCCAACGATAAAATCAT